TCAAAGGTCAACACCGTCGTGTCTGTCACCGCTGTCGCTGAGAGCGTAATCGTCTGAACTTCATCGGTCCCGCAAACGCCGGTGATCGCGCCAACGTCTTGGTCTTCCAAGTCACCCGTGAATTCAACGACCCACACCGAGTCTTCATCACTCGTGACAAGGGCATTGCCCTCGCCCACCGAAGCCAAAGCCTCAAGGGCGGCCTGGACCTCAGCAGCCGAAGCATCATGTGGCAATTCAGCAGTTGATTCACCGCCAAACGTCAACACCATTACGTCAGGGTCGGCCCCGGACGTGACCGTAATTGTCTGCGTTTCTGACACCGCTTGCCCGGTAATGGTCTCAACATCGGTCTTAGCAAGATCGCCACCGAAGGTAGCCGTATAAGGCCCGCCAGCATCTCCGGCAACAGTGACGTTGCCTGCGCCGATCGTCGATAGGGCTTCCAAGGCTGCTTCCACCGTAGCCGCAGCGGCATCCACAGCGATCGGGTCAGTCGTCTGGCCACCAAACGTGAGATCAAACTTCCCACCGGCCGCCAGATCATTGACCGTAATCACCTGAACAGTGCTGTGAGCCGGATCAGCTATAATATAGACTGAGTGAATATCATCAATAGGCAACTCAATTTCGTCGCCTTTATCAAGGCAGAATCCGGTCGACGACGTGACGCCCGCGACACCAACGTAAATTTCCGCGTCATTATCGGGGTCCGCCTTAATTGTCACACCGTAGTACAATTTAGCGGGCCCGTACCCAGTTTCCACAATCTGCTTTGCTACGCCGTCGACACAACCCCCGCCAGTATAGAATTTACGCATGAATCTGCCCCGAGATTAGCATTAGAAGGCGGCGGCCCGCCCCAGCCGCCGCCCATTGAAATCCGCCCAAAGCGTGGCGGATGTGATCTGCCTACTTACCCTTGCCCCGCACTTTTGCCTTAGTCGTGTCTTCCAGGTCAGTTTGGCGGCTCAGTTCCTTCTCGTCTTTGCCGCTGTCAACAGATAAATCCTGTATGCCCCGACCGCCCGGAACTGCCCCTTGTGCTGTTGCGATCCTAAGAATCCGCCGCAAATGGTCCGCCTCAGCCTTCTCTGCCTCCTCGGCATCGAACCCGAGAGCCACGGCCGCAGTCTCAGTCCCACAGATGCCTGCTTCACTACACCTTAATATAGTATTAGCATCCAAAATAGTATAGTTAGAATTGTCAATTTCCTGGAAAATTCTGGATATTACCTCAAGACTTACCCGCCCGTTAAGCAGCGTCTGTACGACACACTTGGCAATCTCTTTTTTCACCAGTTTTCCTGGAATTGCTGCCATAATTTCCAAGAATTTACTTGCCTCGGTTAAGCGGTCCTCGTCGGTCTTCAGGCTGTACCGGTCTGGGTACTTGATCGTAGCCACCTTGCGACCAGACGGCTTCTTGGACTCGTAAGCCGCCCAATACTCTGCAATCTTTCGCTCGGCACCCTCCAAAACCAGTCCAATGAAGCTCAACCCAGCCTCCAAACCCTGATTATCGAGTGTTTTCGACTCGGCCGACGCCCTAGTAGCCAGCGACATCACGGCTAAGTTCACCAATTTCCTGATATCTTGCTCCAACTTCTCCTGAAGTTCCATTGAAGCCCTAAGCGGCTCAGACGAAGGGTTGATGTAGTCCGGCTGATTGGTGTCTTTCGGATACCGTATCCCGTAGGTGGCCCCAACCTTCCGCTGGGGCTCAGCAGCACCCTGGCCGCCCGCCATGGCCGACCCAGACGAAGCACCCTTCAAGTGGGTCCCCGCCCCATATTTATCCCCCTGTTCGACATAGATTGGGAAATTCGCATTGACCGCCTGATTCACATCGCTGGAAGCTAGGTTGAGCAACGCAATCTGATGTTGACACACGTCGGCAATCAAAGAGGCCCCGAGATCAATCAGCACGAAGGGGATACGAGACAACTCCAGTAGGATCGGACCCGCCGGGTTCCCAGTCTGGTCAGTCTGTTCACCTTTCGCATTGTAGAACTGCAATTGCACCTGCCCATCAACCAGTTGCAGGTGGCGATACCTCTTAGCTTCTTTAATAGGTAGCCGAGTGCTCTCGTCATATTGCAGAACAGTATCTTGCAGAAGAAGAGACTGGAATTCTGACGGATTCTCAGGATCGGTACACGAGTAAGACCGAATATCTTCGACCTGGTACGGGTATATGTACGGGCGTACACCCAATGTATCACTCAAGCGGCTCCCCTTGACGATCGGGTTGTCGACATAGACGCCGACGCGGCCCATCACCAAGAGATCAGTCAGCACCTTAGTGCCAAGAAACATCGACATGCTGGAACCGTGCCGATCCACGCCGCCGTTCAAACCATTGACAGCCTCTTGGTACGCTTGACTGCCGCCAGTCCGCAAAATATCTCGCATTCGCTGATACACCGCGTTGCGAATTTCCAGGATGACGGCCTTGGCGAAAAGCGGCCACGGAGTCATACTCTTCCGAATATGGAAATCCTGTGGGTCCTCGCGCAGGCTAAATTCTCTCAAGTACGTATCGCAAAACGCATCCCCGCCGTTAAACGCCAATCGCCACTTTTCCCAATCGGGCATGGAACCAGCCACAACCGGGTGCATAAACTTTATGAGTTCACTGCCGTTCACCTAATCCGCCCCAATTCTTCCGACATACGCGGAACTTTGTGCAATGCTATCTCAGCGTAATTCAGTGCGTGCGCGTAGTGATCCATGCCATCGCCCGTCGTCTTATAAACCACACTCACTGACCCATCAGACTCTCTCTCATATGTTCGCACCAAACATTGTATGTGCGAAGAAAACACGCCAGGCAAATCCCTTGGCAACTCTATAGTTGTCGGGTTACATTTGAATCGCCCCAACGATGTAGACAACCATGACGACCGATCGACTTTATGCAGCGGCGCACCACTGTCTTCATCTGAGGTCGCAATCTCACGCGGTGCCTTACCCCGTTCATAGCGGCACATGCCCGCATAGCCAGAAAATTTTCGACAAAAACGTCTCGCCTCATTTGTCTCAGGTTGACAGTCGACAACTGTATATAGAACCTGCCACTCGCCCATCAAATGATATAGTGAGGTCCAATCATCGCCTGGAAACGACCCCGCCCACAATACCCGACACAAATAAGCCGTACTCAAGTCGGATAGGTCGGGCGATATCGGTATCCATTCACACACGACCGCGTAATTAGTTGCCCCTTGATCTACCCCCATGGTGATTAAACGAGCCCCGCCGACTACAGGCCGTAACGACTCAATAGAGTAGTCGCGGATCGCGTTCAGTACCATCTCCTCCGTAATCCTCGCACCTGAAGCAACCCATGGCACGCCCAACTTGCTGTTGAAAAATTCCTTTGTTGCAAGTTCATCGTTCCTACTTTTCAGATAGGCGACGACGATCTCGCCCGGGGACATCGTGAAACTATATAGCTGATTGATGTGAAACCCGCGAACATTCGGATTCGTCTTCGACGCTACCCACTGCCCGGCGGCCAAGAAATCGGGTTTCTCTTCATGCGGTAGTTTTCGACCACACGCCGTGCATTTCAAATAAGATTCAGCACAACGCGGATCAGACCCGTGTTCACCCACAAGTTCAATGCTGTCCGGCCAAGTAAACTCGATGTGTTTATTACAGCCGGGGCACCGAAAGAAAAAATGTTCCTGTGTTGAATCAATGAATAGTTTGTGTATGCCGTGCTCCGGGATGGTCGGCGTACTGATGCCCCACGTATGTTTATGTACCTGACCGGATAGCCGCTCTTTGGCCAGCACGAGTACGCGGTCGATATCCATCTCATCCACTTCGTCGAGGATAAGTTCCGATACCGGCACGGACTTAAGCCCAGTCCTACTCTTGGACCCTCTGATATAAAGTGAGTTTGCCCCAGCCCGTTTTAGCTGCACTGAATTGATATCAGTGAACATTGAGCCAATGTATGCACTCAGTTCCAAAGCTGAGGAGAATCGAGTCTTACTGAAGTCGCTTGCAGCCGACGCAGTCGGCAGCACATACATTACATCCCGCTTCAATGCATCCAATGTGTAGAAACTACGATTGATAGCGACTTCGGTTACACCAAGTTGAGCGCCCTTCATCACGTAGGACTCGGGCGTCCAGGTGTCATGCAGTTCTTTCACCCACGGGTGCCGAGACCACGCATACGGCCCGGGAAACGGGGCCCCCATGACCCGCCGCTTTGCGGCCCACCTCGAACAACTTGTTAGCGTCCGCGATACAAGCCCCTTCGCAATCGCGGCCGCGAATTCATCCCGCATTAAAATACGCTTTCACGGCCTGCACCGAATTCGTCCGCAGCACAACCTTGCCGTCTTTGTAGACGATAAACGTAGGAAGACTCCGCACCCCATACCGCCGCAGTACGTCGGGGTGTTCGTCCGCATCGTATCGCACGACCCGATACCCATTTGCCTCGATCTCGTCGACAATAGGCTTTGCAACTTTACATGCACCGCACCACTTCGCGGAAAAGACCACTAGGTGTGGCTTGGGCTCACTGGCCACGACATACTGTCTGACCGCGAAGAACAATACGACAGCAAGTAGGAGTAGAAGATATTTCATAGGGCCGCGATTACAACAGGTGCCACGGCCTTGGCGACTTTGATCGCACCCACAGCCACTTTCTCAGCGACTTCCAACTTAGCCCGCAACACATCGCGGCCTTCCGGCGATCCCAGCTTGGACTCCAGCACGCGGTCGAACGTAGCGTCCAATTCCTTCAACACCTGGTCGGGGCCTTCGCCCAACATTTCGCGGAGCCCGCCGAAGAAGGTTCTCGGATCGCCGTCGAGCACGAAAGCATCCAGAATTTTCGGCACCTTCCGAAAACCGCGTTCCCGAAGCTCGATCGAAAACTCTTGTGCGTCTTTTCGATAGTCAGCAATCTTCGTCTTGATCTTGGTCTTGAGTTTGA